TGGGTTCTTGAACTGAAAGACCACAAACAAATTAACTTAGCTGGTTTCGTTGACGAGGCTGAAGCTGAGGGACGTAACGCCGGGTCACGGTGGTTCGCTGCGATAGTTAAACGTCGGCGTAAACCGGTACAAGATTCGTATGTTGTTATGCCTTTGTGGTTGTGGACTGAACTGATTGGTCAATGAGCCAGACACCTTGGTGGTATCCCCAAGCTGCGTGCAAGGGGATACCCGCCGGGGATGTCACTAAAGACATTTGCTTTGACGGTTGCCCTGTAAGGGGAAACTGTTTAGCGTATGCACTTTGTGTAGGAGATTGGTTCAACCATTTCTATATGGCGTCGCTAGTATGGGGCGGCCATTCAGGGTACGAGAGGGAGAAAGCAATGAAAGCCACTGAATACAGACCAGCGAAGGCTTTAGAGTTGCTAGTGGAACGTGAGTGACGGCCAACTAATAACCGACACCCATGCCCACGAAACAACCAACACCTACTGGGAACAGGCGCACCCCAAACCAATGGCGGCACGTCAAGGTATCGAACGTATCGTCAAGAAAGCATTGATAGCTGGGTACACTACTGAACAAATAGTGACTGCCCTAAACGCAACTAAATCGTTTACTGTTAACGCTGTTGAGTGGCATTTAAGGCAGGCTCTACAACCATCTCCCCCTTCTAACAAACCGTCTATCACTGTGGAATGGGTAGAAAATGTAGACGGTACCTTTACTCGTGTGATAAACTCGTAGGAGCAGCCGCCGTTTTCGTAGTGGTTTTCTGCGTCTGCTTCAACCCTCGGTCCTTTTGCTCGAACGTTTTAGGGCCGGGGGTTCTCCCTTTTTAGGGAACCAAGTTAGGCGATGTAGCTTCCGACCGGACACGCTCACGACAATAAGAACCACACGCCTTACACTGGTACTGCACGTATTGAGCAACCTTTGTAGATCTATTGCCACGCCGGATTAGTTCCTCATGTCCACAAGTCGGACACGCATCCGGGCGACCATCAAACAACGCACGATTCGGGTGGTTCGTCATCCAAGGACGCAAGCGCTCATACACAGCCTGCAACAAATCGACATCCTGTTTGGCGTACTTCTTCATAATGCGCCACGACTTCTCATCGCCACGCATACAACCAGCCCACAACCCAAACCCGCCAGTAGCTTCCTTGTTTCCCAACCCCAAGTGTTCACCCAAGTCACCCAGCTTGTTGCTGTTAAACATGAAGTACCGGCGAGCAACTTTAAGTGTGTCAACTTGCAACGGCATTGCGGGAGGGATCATACCGTGATAAACGAAACGGGCGTTAGCTTTACGCATATCAAACTTGTCGCCGTTATGACCGATCACCACGTCTGCTTCATCAAACAACTTCCATAACGCACCAGCTACAGCGATGTCGTTCTCCGGGTCGTTGTCATAAATGTCAGGGAAGTCAGTTAACGAAACAACTTTCGTAGACTTCTGCCCTTCCCACTTGTAAGAGAAACACAGCAAATACCATTCCCGGTATTGCGCCACAACATTCTGGTCATAGTGCCCCCACACATACGCCAGATTGGGTGCGGTTTCAATATCGTAAAAAAGAACCTTAGCCACGAGGCCCCCTAACTGGGTACGGTCAGTAGCCTCACCACAAGAGTACCTTCCCACCACTCCCCGTTGTCGGATACCCGGTCGGGACGCATAGAAAGACGCTCAATAGTGACCTTTTCTTCCCGTGTTCCCTCGATATAATCCACGGTTACTCCCGCTTCCATGCGAGTGCGGAGAGTATTAAAGATGGTGGCCGAGTCAAACATGACAGGCGAACCACTGTTACGAGAAGTTAAGACTTGTCGTTTAAGAATAATTGGGGCAATGATTTCGTCTACCCGGTCAGGGGTAGCGATACAACTCGTCACCCAATCCTCAATGATTGGAGCGAGGGTAGTGTTGCCTGTATCTCGGGTCAGTATCATCTCAAAGTTGTAGGACACTGACGATTCTGAAGCGAAATCAAAATCTGAAGGCACACCAGTAGACAAAGGCCCGACTTCGCTCACAGCGTTGTTATCGTTAGTGGCTTTGAACTTCACTGTTCCCGGCATGATACTAACTTGTGTGCCTCGGAAAGTAGAAGCGCCTTGGTTGTATGCGAAAGGAGCAGCTTGACGGTAGGTAGTAGTCGAGTCGAACTGGTCACGGCTTTGCCGCACCGTAACGTTACGCAACAGCTTAGGTGCAACAGTTGACCATGACACTTCACCAATGTTGAGTGTCCCAGTAGCAACTTTTATGCCAGTACCCGACTCACCAAATACGCCATCAGTAGCAGCACCGAAATAAGTTTTGCTGCCGAACCGGGCAATCGAGTTGACGTTACCTGAAGCGTTAGTAGACACCAGATCTGCGGCCCACGCTGGGACAAGAGTCGAAGTGAAACGGGAAAGGTCAGCCCTATAAATCTGTCCGCTGCTGGCACCCCACCAAACGAAACGTCCTTCAGCTTCCAACCCGTACGCTTCTCCACCCTCCTCAATGACTGGACCAATAGTCACAGCGTTAGAGTTCGTGTCGATCAACGCAGTTCGTAAACCTTCAGTAGTCGCTATCAACAGCACCTCGCCGTAAGCAAGGATCTCGTTAATGGTTTCCCCTCGGGGTAGCTGCCCCCCGACTACCGGAGTTTGCAAAGAACCATCCGTAGTGCTGACATCAATATGGTAAATGCTTCCCGTGTCGTCTGTGTTAGCCGCCGCAAAAATACCAGAAGGCCCACCAGTCACAGACACCCACGTAGTCGTAGCCAAAGTAGGGGTGTAGTCCAGTGAGCTACCGAGCTTGGCTCCGTTCGCCCCGATTTCAAAAATGTTTGCACCCAACGCACCAATCAGGCGACCTGCTGCAACTTGAATAATGTCTGCCGCCTGTGTACCACTAGAAGGCCACGCCCCGTCAATAGCGCTAGCACCCAAAGTTGCTTTAGCTATAGCTGCACCCGACCCGAAAGCAAAGTAAATGTTTGTGCCGTCCGACGTGATGTCAGCTATCTGATGCGTAGCTCGTGCCACAAAGTTCGTCCACGAAGGAGTAGTAGGTGTAGCTGAACTCGTAAACTCGGCTGTCTCTGCGTGAGTAGCGTACAAATAGGTACCCATTCTCTGTACAAGAAGGTTGCTAGTGGTAGCGTTTAGCTTCTCCTCGGTGATGGGGAGAAGCGTGATTTCGCCTTTCGTCCACGGATCAATACCCGTAGAACTTGCAAAGCGACGACGATCACTGTCATCCAAATCAAAATGCGTTTGACCCGAGCCATAAGACCAATCTGTTTGAGAGCGTGTCCATGCACCGCTCGTATCCAAAGCGTTCTCACCTGCTTCAGCGCTGTTATCTCGCTGCTCCCTTAAAGCCGGAACCGTTGTGCGAGAGTATTCTCTCGTGTCCACAAGGAACGCTGTGCCATCTAATTGAACGGGTAAGTAATCTCCACTAGCCATCCGACAACCCGCTCCATTGGGAAGCGGGGCGTACAGCAGAGTTCCTGCTCCACATCTGCGGATAGCGTGCTACAAGCCGTCCAGCTTCCGCTTGGAGTCTTGCCCTACGTCGCCCCATTAAATCTCTGAAAGAGGCTGAGATCGCCCCCGGTGGGACCTCCTCGGCCATACGTGACGTGCCCTCTGCATCGAGGAACTCTCTGCGTATGGGGGTGGTAGTCATCAACGCCATCGCTGCACCCAACGGAGGAAGATCATACGCTGTGGGAGCCAGCCCAGTTAAAGACTGGTTAGCTGTTAAATCAGTTGTCGATACAGCAGTTAACGGTGACTTATACATGACCGTAACTTTTTTACCGGGCCACGCTGGAGTGTAAAGAATCAAAGCAAGCCCACTAGAAAACGTAGTGGTATCCCGGTTGCGTTTAAGTGTCCACGAATTAATCTCTGGTTCGGTTGCTTCCACTCCTACATCTGCGTAAGTCACAGAGTAAATAGAGTTAATTTCGTCTGAAGTTAAACCCGCCAGATTGTATCCGTCAACGCTTGCGTTGTAATCAAAACTGGTTGTTTTCATTTGGAACAAGCCGTTATCTGGTGACGACAAATCGCTAAGATCATCGTTCAACGACTGGACAATCCGATATGTAGGGAACTTCGGAGACACTCTTACAAGGTCGCTGTTAGCGTGCGTCGTGGCAGTAGATCCCCCGTAGCCTCGGAACACGCTAAGGGTGTTGCCGCCAGCTACACCCGTCACATAAAACATTTCGGAGTTGACTTCAAACACAACGCCTTTAGCCCAGCTACTCGCCACACCTTGAACGGTGACTGTCGTCTGGGACGTGCTGCTAATAGCGCCAGTCAACACATCTAGTTCTTCGACGTAACCGGACAGCAACATATCTCGTGTGTTGTCAACCCATGCTTGGGTGGTACTCATCCTAAGAACTCCTGTAGCTGCTTCTGCCCTTTCTTACTTACCGCTTTACCAGCTTTGACTTCCCACTTTGTACCGGCCTCGGACTCCAACTTCGCAGCACCAACGGTGCTCGGAGGCTGCAACCCTTCGTGCCTTAACCGCTTATACGCAGCAAGATCAGCTTCCTTATTCTTCTCATTCTGGCGAGTAGCTTCTAAATCAATCGGGCGGGAATCGTGAGTGCCGGATCGTGTGGGGCACGCCGCTGGAGAAACCTGAATACTGCCATAATACTTAGAGAGTTCACCCTCACAGTTGTCACATGGCTCGTCGTGGCTTTCACTGAACTTGTGGAAAACATCCCAAATGGTGTAACAGTTAACGCAACGGTAGGAATACATAGGCATTAGACGGCGGCTCCTACTCTTAATTTATACCCTGCGGCTATCAGGATGTCTTGCTCGGCAGCCGTTAAATCATCCGGGCACTCATGTCCACCATAGATTACACGGGTAGCTGTGCTCTGGTCCGCTGGCATAAACGTTTGCACCGAAGCGTTGTTAACAATAACAAGATTGGTGCCTCGGCTTTCCGGCTGGTAATGACGGAACAAAGCGAAAGAAGCCGGGGTAGGTTTGTTGCGTGGCCCGATCATAGGACGCACGTTCTCTGCGGGCATCGGATCGATGATGCGATGCAACGGCACCTCGGGTGTAGTGGCTTTCACCTGAATAGTGGCAGCATAGAAAGTGTAACTGCCATCCACGTCATGTGAGTTAGCGACCGTAGACGTAGCAGCAATCGTGCCGACTACCGCTCCATCAAGGATAACTTCAAAGGTTGGAGCCATCGTGGTCGTAACCGCAATAGCCGCCGGGTTCATCTGCTGGCCGATAAGCAAACTCACCGCAGGAAGTGACGCAGCAAGCTCTATGCCTTCATGCGCCTCCACATAGTTAGCGTCAATGTCAATGGTATCTGCGACAGTGGCGTCTACTGCTATCGTCGCCGGGGAAACCGTTGCCGGTAAACCAGCTACCGCAGAGAACTGGGTAGTAATCCCTATACTGTCAGGGAAACAGATAACCGTGTAAGCGTTACCAGATGAAGGTGGTTCCCGGTACGTCCACAGCGGATCACGATACGACATCCCCGACTTGCGGTAAGGGAAATCAATAGAGGTAGGGATCGTTGCGACAACGCCAATAACACCGACATTGACCGTAGAATCGCTCGTGTTATAAGCGAAACCCGACTGTCTATATTGTATCCCTGACTGGCGGTACGTCATCGCAAAGACCCATCCCTATAAGGGGTTAGCTTTTACCCATAGCAGCAGTTTCCGGGTCACCTACACGGCTAGCCGCAACAGCTTTAGCAATAGAAATAAGAGCAGCGACCCCTGCAATCTTGAAGGAGTCACCCCAATCTGGGCCGGGAACTGCCATAGCAGCAGCCCACGCCTGAGCGAACGTGGATACTCCACGCTCTAATGAATCTTTAATAAAACGCTGGGTGAACAATGTCTGTCCTTTTGATCTTCATAGCTTCCCATGTAGAAGGGCCAACTATGCCGTCTGGTTTCAGGCCGAAGGCCCGTTGCCACCTAATTACCTTTGCTTGGGTAGCACGCCCAAAAATACCATCTTGTTGGGCACCCACGCAGGCTTGCACGAAACGAACAGCGTTAGACCTTGAACCCTTCTTCAACAAACCGGGATAAGAAACCAGTCCATCTTCAGGTTCTTTAGGTAACACCATTGTTGGTGCGTCAGTAACCATGCGACGATGAATAAGTGCCCGTAGATCTGGCATCGAGAACGAAGGATCAACTTTACGTGAAGTCCATTCCTTATGTCCTACTACTGCCACATCAGGGTTCCATTTGTGCCCGTCGCACAGAAAGGCGCACAGGTCTACCAATGCGTCCATCTGAGCCTCGGGAACGTCTTGCCCTAAACCGTCGTTAATAATAGACACGCCAACAAGTCGAGCGTTAGCACTGATCTTGCCGGGACCGGATGCGTTTCCCGTAACAGGAAGGTTTTTTTGCATACGAGTGAGGACGGTTTGCATTCCCCGTCCAGCGTGGTTTGCTTTCACGTTCTCGGCTGTCAACGTAACGATGGTGCCGTCACGTTTAATGAGATAGTTGTAAAGCGGTCCCGGTACTTTGTTGACGCCACGTACACACATGGCGATAACAGCGTCGGGGTCTGCTTTAGCGTTTGAAGCTGTGTGATGCACAACAATACCGACGGGCGACAAGGGTCGTCCGCTGGTTACTTTGTTGGGTGCATCAACAACATTCATTCTTGGATATTCACGTCAAAAAAAATGGGACCATTATCGCCGTAATTCATGTTTTCACCCATTCGTAGTTATCGGGATCTCGGT